CTCTATTTTCTTTAACGGGACCATCCTTATAGTTTTTGACTTCTCTTTGTAAAATTTCTCTAGGGTAATATCTACCATTACCATTTTTGGTTTGGGCAGCTTGTAACCTACCCGAAACAAGCAAATTGCCTCTTTCGGATGTTTTAGCCTCAGTTAATGCCTGAGGGGAAATTTCAAAAAGTTGAGTCTCTATAAGGGTTTGCATTATTTGCTAGTGTTATAATTAGCTTCGGCAGTCATGTATGCTTTTTCGTATAAGGCAATTTCACTTTGAAGTTCTTTCTTTTTATTCTCATCAATAAATTCTGATAAGTTAGAATCTTCATTTATGGTACCTAAAGTTTCTTCTAATTCTTTTTTCTTCTTACCATAAACTTCCATCATTACTTTATTTTTAGCCATTTCACCTAATTTTTCGGCTTTTTTAACTACTTCGTTATAAGTTAATTTACCTTCTTTTTTAGGTTCTTTTTCTTCTTTTTTCATACCTGCTTCTTTTCCTTTTTCGTACTCATAAGCACCGTAGCCTTCTTTAGCTTCTTCTTTTTCTTCATTTAAGAAAGCTTCAAATTTAGATTCATAATTTGCTTTTGTTCGATCAGCAAAAGGATTACCTAATGAAGGTACTCCAGCTACTGCTTCTTCTAATAATTCTTTAAGATCGTTTGATTTACTCATTTTATTTTCTTTTAAGTCTCCGTAGCCGGAGGATTTATATTTTCCTTTTGGTTCTTCTTGTTGTTTTAATTCTTCATATCCTAAACCATCTATTTTAAAGGCAGCATTTTTAGTATAAAAAATTGGATCTTTTTCTAAGTTTTTAGCAACTACTTTTTTTGCTTCGTCTATAGTTAATTTAGGATCTTTTTCCATTTCAACTCTTAAACCATTTAAATATTGGTCAAATATTTGGTTATCTAAATTTTTAGGATCCTTATAATCGTAAGTTTTTATTTCAGCCTCTTCTACTTCTTTAGTAGTTTTAGTTTCAGTTGCTTTTACATCTTCATTTACAAATTTATCAAAGGTTGTAAATGGGTTTAATCCAGAAGAGGGCATTAAAGGAAATATATTTTCACTAATTACACTACGCTGCTTTAATAACTTAGCAGTTTGATTAAATGTAGCAGCATTAGGAACAATATCAGGAAACAAACGTTTTGCTTCCTTCATAAATGTATTTTTATGTCCCTTTCCTTCTTTAATTAAATTATATTGTTCTTGAAGTGTCTTCATGTTTATAAATATTAATCTTTATACAAATCTATAAACTCAAATCCCTTTGATTTTTTTCTAAGAGCTTTTTGATCTACAGGTTTATACCCCATTTTAAGGTATTGTGAAATATTAGCAGGAGAGCCTTTTTTTTTATAAGCATATTTAGTTAAATAACCTCCAGCAGCACCCGAAGTACTAATTTCCTGAACTTGTTTTTTAGTCATTGCGTATTGATCAGGATAATTTTTTCTAAAAAATGTTCTAAATGAATTAAATGTATCAATTATACTATTTGCCTGGGATTGGTAGGCTTTATCATTTCTTAAATCTTTATTAGATTGTAATTTTTTAGCTGATCCACGAGCATCATCTAAGGTTTTAAATAAATCAATAAAACTAGGAAGATCTATTACATTATGTTTTCTTCCTCCTCCCTCAGATTCATATGAGGGGTCAAATTTATAATAAGTACTTAAATCATCAGAAAAAAAATCTTTTTCTATGTCTACTTTCCCATACTTATCTTCAAGACCTTTAAGGAAATTAGGAGATAGCTCTGATGGTTTGATAGTTGCCATTATTTGATTACTTTAGATAATTCTTCAGTTAATTGATAGTATTGAAGAAGATTAATTAAATCATCATTATTAATACGGGAACCTTTATCTATTTCTTTAAGTAATTTAATTACCTCCAATAACTTAATTTTAGTAGTTTCGTCTTTTACTTTTTTAATTTGTAAATTTAATACTTTTTTTACTTCAATAATTTTAGTATTATAAATTTCTTTTAAACGAGGAGTATTATCAATAGAGTTCATAAACTCTTTAAGGACTTCTTTTTGTCCTTTATTTAAATTCGCATACTTGCCATTAAATTTTTCAAGCATTACTTTATAAGTAAGAATTCTTAAATCCTTATCATATTTACTAAATTCTTCAACTAAATCTTGTTTTACTTTCTTTTGGTTAACAGGACGTTCAGTTAAACATTCTAATATAGTTACTTTATTACTTATAATTTCATCAGTTTCAGATAATTTATCTGAATTGAATATCTCGATTAATTTATAAAAAGCAGCATATCCTTTATAATTAGGAACTTGATGTCTAAAGAATTCTTCTAAGTTATAGTGTTTACGAATCTCGTTAATTAAACTATATTTTTCTCTTCTTAGGGCACTTCTATTTAACTTACGAGTTGCTTCCAATACAGTATTTAAAGTAATATCTGCTTTACCTTCACTTAAATTTTTATTTTTGAATAATGATTCATAAAGTTTATACTCTTTTCCTAATTCAGTCTTAGCAAATGATTTTTTTAAAATATCAAGGGAAGGAGACTCACCACCAGACAAGGTGTCAGCAGTTATTTGTCTCACTAAAAGCTCAAATAAAAGGCCCGTATTTTTGTACTTAGAATGTTTGATTCTCATTGATAGGCTTTTTTATAAATATATAAAGATTTTTATTCCTTTAAATTATCTTCATCTAATAGCGATCCTTCTTGCTCAAATACTAATTGTTTACGATTAATAGGAATTTTTCTGAGCATATCTTTATTTTGCAAATAAGCAGTTTTAGCTTCTAAAGCTAACGGGGAACCTCCTTTATATGTAGGCTTTATTGAATCAGAATCATTTTTATCAATATCTTTCATCCGCTTTACTCCTAATCTATCTTTACCAAAATTACCATCTTGGGTATCAATATTAGAAACTTTTTCCTCAGGTCGACCTAATTCTTTTTCATTATATCCTGCAGGGACATTATCTGGTTCATCGTAATATCTACCTTTGCCATATAACGAAGCTAAATCATGTGGAGTACCATATGATTCACCTGTTTCTACAGGATCATTTCCTTCAGATTCGATTTGGGTATTGCGGAAAGTACGTTTAGAATCTTCTCTAACTAAATCTCTAAATTCAACATATTCATCTTCACTCAAATGGAATAAGTTATCATATATAAAGTCAGATGGGAATAATTTGGAATCAACCATTTGGGTTGCTAATTCCATTTTTTCTTTCATTAACACTACTTTTTCCTGATCATAAATGATTGAAGGAGTGGTTAAATTAAGTTCAAAATTAACTAAATCATCACCATCATATCCCTGAGTGTAAAGATGGACAACTGCAATTTTATATAATTCTGAAAGAATGATTCGTTGGATGCGTTCTACAGTACGGGCAAATCTAATATCCATAGAGGCTAATGTGGCCTTACCTTCAACATCTTCAGCATAACCTAAAAATGCTTTAGGTACTTTAAGAGCTGCAAATAATTTATCTCTTAAGTACTCTACATCAGTAATACCATCATACTGTAACCCGGGGGTAGTTTCTATTTTAGTAGATGCATCATTACCTCTCAAGGGGATATAAAAATCCTCTAAGAGATTTTGCATATTATACTTTAAGTTATAATCTCCAGTATTTTGATCAACATATGGAGTACGCTTCATTTTTGAGATAGTCTTTTGCATAAAGTTTTCTACCTCGGCAGGTGGAATAGCACCTACATTTATATAAAAAATACGCTTTTCGGGTGCACGTACAATTCTATGTACTAACATTGCATCCTCCATTAACACATATTGTTTAAATAATTTGCGTGCGGGTTCTATGTAACTTCTACCATATGGAAGATAATTTACATCTGAAAGGAGTCTAAAGTGTGCAATTTCGTAGTTATCAAAATAAATTGCTCTTGAATTAGTATTACCTCCCGCACTTTGTAAGCCTCCAAAATAACCACCATATTCACCTCCACCACTTAATCCATCAGGATCAAATTTAAATTTAACTTCTACTTGACTATTATTAGATTCACTTATTTTTTCTTCCCTTATAATATTATATGCTGTATAGGGGATTACATTATAAACACCAAATTTATCGGCAATTTCAAGTTTTAAGAAGAAATCACCGTACTTACACATCTGGCGGATCCATAAGTTAAATTCTATATTTAAAACATCATAAAAAAGATTATATAAAATTTTCTGTAGGTTTTCATCAGATGATTTTATCTGCATTACTTCACCCATAGCATTCTTAAGGGTAGATTCATCACATATGATATCTAAAGCAGAAGCAATAATAGCATCGGTATCCATTGCTTCATAATCAGAATACAATTGTGTTCTTAAAGTTTGATAATTTAAAGCAGGATTATAAATAGGAGCTTGGTTTGTAGTATACAAACGGTTATACCTATCAACCATTGAATTAGTTTCAACTTGACCTGTTTGTTGGTAATTGCTAAAATCTAATACTTTTAGTTTATCTCCTCCTACATTACGAATTAGTACGTCTGTGGAAAATAGTCTTTTTAATCTTGTAAATACGCTTGTATCAGCCATAATATATTAATATATGAATAAATATTATAAAAGCCAGCTAAAATCTTCAGTTCCTCCTTTCCCATCATCCATGTGATAAGGATTATCTTGTCCTGTTGAAAAATAAGCTCCTTGATAATTAGTTGTTGATTTATGAAATGAACCCAAAGCAGCCTTAGTTATATCCACTCCGTGTTGTCTAAATTTAAGTGCAGTATCCCTTACATATAATCCAATGCCAAAGCTCATTACTAAATCATCATTATAGCCTATTTGGGCTTCAGCTCTACCATGTTTCCAAATAAAGGTTTTCATTTCTTCTAGTAAACGCTTTGATTGAATTATAACCCCTTTATCACCTACATACTCCTGGAATTTACCAATAACCATAGGGCGGGTTCTAGTTGACATAGTAAATCCAGCAGTCATACTGGAATTATTTTCATAATTTTGTAAATATGAATCTACATTAACTGTATCTGATTTAGGTGAATAGTATAGATTAGGGTAATTACGTTCAATTATAGTTTGAATTGTACTCCATCCAATATTAGCATTTTCAACTACTAATAATGCATTATTATATTCTGTTGAAACTGCCGTAAGTATGTTTCCAAAATCTTTAGTTGATACTTGACCTTTATACTCACCTACTTGTGTAGCATTTTCAACATCAAAAATATGAAATGCTGAATAATCCTTGCCATCACCCCTAGCTACATCAGCAGATATTAAATATTGTCTTGTATAATCCGCAGGTTCCCAAATCCATAAATTTTGATCTACACCTCGTTTTTCTAAAGGATCACGGATAGTAGACTTTTCTATGTATTCTAAATATTCCGGGTAAAATACAATATCACCCGAAGTGCTAAAATCACAATCACATTCCTGTGCTGCCATTCTAGGATCTCCTAATAATTCGTCTTGTCTATCTCTCCAACCCTGGTCTCTTTCAGGGTGAACGTACCAAGGTAATTTAATAGGTAAAAAATCATTTTCACTAGCCTCTGCTCTTACCCAAGTTTGGTGAAACCAATTACCTGTTCCATAAGGAGTAGATAATGCTATACACCCACCACCAGTAGCAAGTGTTTGTTGAGCCGAAGCCCATATTTCACCAATATTTTCAATAAATGCTGCCTCATCAATTAATAGAAGGGAAACTGCTTCTGATCTACCAGCATCACTTGATGCCGAAGTAGCTTTAATTTGAGAACCATTAGCTAATCTAAGGGTTAATTTATTATTTTCTTCATAATCTACTTTAAGCCATGAAGGTAGATTTTCATACATAAATTTAACCTTTGTAACCATATTTTTAGCAGTTTCCTGCTTAGTAGCAATACAAAGAATGTTTTTATCTTTATGAAAAGTCATTAACCATAAAGAATATCCCGCAGATAAAGTTGAAATACCTAACTGACGAGATTTTAATATAATTGAATAGGGATTATCTTGAACTAGTCGTAAAACTTTTTCCTGAAAAGGGTATAAATGAAAGTTGATTCTACCCCTTTGTGGGTGTTGAATCATACAATATTTTTTCATAAAATGTACTGGGTCCTGAGCACACTTTATATATTCTTGTCTTATTACTTTTTTTAAATCACTCATTGAGGAAGTGTATAATCCACTGCATGTAATAGTAAAAGGGTTCCTACTACTCCTACCCAAGGTTTTTTATACCATTTATCTACTTCATTTAATCTATCTCTATAGAGAATAATTTGATCATTTAATAATTCTATCTCCTCATCTCTATAAAGGATAATATTATCATTATGATCGTTTAATTCTTTATAAAAAACTATTTGTTTTTCTAATTGTTCAATTAAAATAGTTTTAATAGAATCTTGTCTTTCTAAAGTATCTAAAGCTAAGAAAAACTCTTCAAGTTCCAATGCAGGAATTTGAAGAGTATCTTGTGAAAAACATAAACTAGATACACATAATAATAGTGTAGTTAGTATATGTTTCATTTTTTCTTAGTTCTGTATTTTTTCTTAAAGTCACCAGTAGTTTTTTTAGCACTGCTAGTTGATTTAACTTTAGCCTTAGTTTTTGCTATTTTTTTATCTTGATTTTTAATAGCTTTTTTAGTTTCTGCTTTTTTAGCTTCTACTTTTTTAGCTTTAGCCTTAACTGTTTTAATTTCTTTTTTATTAGCTTCAACCTTTTTTTTAGTTGATTTTTTTTCTTTAGAAGAATTAACAGCTAATAATCCTCCTATAAAAGCAATAGCTCCTAAGATATATTTCCATAATTTCATGGCGATAAATATTATTATTTAATAGTTTTTAAAATTTGTTGAATACGTTCTTCAGTTGATCCCTTAATAGTATGAAAAATAGGGCGACATTCAAATAACAATTTTTGAATTTCTTCATCAATTTCTTTTCTATATTCTGCATTTGTTTCACGAATTCCATTATCTTCTATTCCTATGCCCTCAGGTGAAATATAAAATATAAAATCATATTGTCTAATAAAACGTTTAGCATATTCTTTAAAAGCATCTCCATCTAAATAACTTACTTTTTTAGCACAATTAGTAAAAGCCATTACATCAATAATTGTTCTATCTGTTATAAGATTTTCATACATTAGCTCAGTAACACGTTCAGCTAAAAATATAGTTTGACCCTCAATAGTTGTTTCGTGATTTAATGGAATACCTAATGAATTAAGATATTTACTACGTTCAGTAGCAAAATTATACCCATTAAATATAGGTAATTTTTTTAATTCTTTTACTAGTGTAGTTTTACCTACACTCATTGTTCCTGTAAGTCCTATTTTCATTATCCTCCTTGTCTTGCTGATTCACGCATTGCAGGGTTCTTATACCATGGAACCCCATTTCTATCTCGTTTAATTTCTTTCCACTGTTCTTCAGTATATCTAATCCCATAAATATAATATTCTCTATGTCGATAGACACCCTCAGGTATTAAAGCAGGTCCTTCCCAATTATGTAATTTACCATCCCAATGGTGTAAGATAGTTCCATCAGGTGTTTTAGTTTTTGTAGGTGTTGGCCATTTATTATCTTGAGTCATTATTTTTTATTTATAAATTCCATAAAACTATTATCTTTATCATTAGATAAACCTCCAACAGTAAAGATTTTATCATCTTCTTCAGACCAAGGTCCGGGTTTATCAGCCCATTCTAAAAAATCATCTACTTCTTTTTGATTTAAAATTGATTCTGCAACGTAAGTTCCTTGTGCTCCTGATACTGTGATTCCTCTTGCACTTAAAGCATCTCCTACAAAATGAATATTTGATACTTCATTTAATGACAAGTTATCATAATCTACAAGGGGTTCAGGTGAGAGATATTTTACTTCAGGAATATAGATACCCCAATCATCACCAAGAGTTGGAAATACTTTTTTCATATCCTCAATAAAATCTTCAATATATTTAAAATATCCTTTGAACGCATCTCGTACTTCTTGAAGACCTTTTTCTCCAATGTAATGAGCTTTTACCCAATCACCCTCTGAAGTAAGGGTTTTATCTTTACCTGAAGGGCTATAATAAAGTCCTGCTTTATATTTTGATTCAAAACGGCCCACTGCTTTTTTACCACCTATACCTTCACCAGATACAATATTAGATTTTTGTACTTTAGAAACTAATTCACGAGACCATTCAAAGGGTTTATCAATACCTCTAACTTCCATTAAAATGCCAAAATTAGTCATATCATTACGATATGATTCATCTTTTTTAGCATGACCATTGTAGCTATAATCACCATATGTTTCTTCAAGTGCTACATATGCTGCATTATTATTAGTGCAGAATGAACGAAGTGATACACCTTTATCTTCAAACTTACGATATAATTTAAAATCATAACTTACATCAATAAGTTTTTGGAAATGTTTTTGGGGTGCTTCAAAACGGACCCCAACTTGTACTGGTTTAGCTTCAGTTGGGTATTTATTTTCTTCAATAATTCTTTTACCGAAATCAATACCAGATTTACCAACACCAAAAATTAGACGGTCATAATCAAGTGTTCCTCCTCCTTGACGATTTCTGTTTAAATGTTCAAATCCAACTCTATTTTTATCAGGAAAAACATTAGTTACTTTAGTATTCCAATAAAATTTAATACCCTTATCACAAAGAAAATCATACCAATTTTTACCAATTTCATGTAGATAATCTGTACCTACGTGCCAAACTGGGAATAAACGAAGGCCAAAATATGGTTTAATAAAGTCAGGTTCAGCAATTGGATTTGAACATTGTACCTCTTCAGGTTTTGGGTGAAATCTTTTAAAATTAGTAATTACTTGGTCCATTAATTCCATAGCTTTTTCTTCACCACAGTATTTAGACATATGTCCCCCGATTGAAGTATGGTAAGTGAGTTTACCATCACTCCATCCTCCAGCACCCATAAAACCTGTCATTACTTCTTCGGGTTTACGGTTATAGGGATTATTACCCATATCAATAATGGTGATATGGTCTCCAGGATAACCATTATCTACTAATTTAGTTGCGGCATTAACTCCTGCTACGCCTGCTCCAATTATTACTATTTTTTCCATTTTTAATTTAAAGTTGTCTAAATATACGAAAAAAAAGATGTAACCCCAAATTGAGGCCACATCTCTCACTTTTTATAAAGATCGACTAGGATATGAATCTAGCCTATATGTTTTTTACTTTTTATCTTCAGCAACTGAGGCTTTTCTATATTCTGTTACTAATTTTTTTATTTCACCTAAAGCTTTACGAGCTCTTCCGTGTGCTGCTTTAGATTTACCTTCATGTTCAGCTTTAAATGTTCCATATAAAGCATCAATTTGTTCAAATAACTCTTGAGTATTCATTTTTTTATAATTTTAATTGTTAATTTTCCGTTTCCTTTTATTACACGATGTAAATATCCACGAGGAATATCAAACGTTGTATTTTCTGTAAGTTCAAATGGGAGTTCTTCATCAAATTGAAATTTCCACCCATTTCCTTCTATAACTTCTATTGTTCTATCTTCTTGATCTTCATGCCAAATAAGTTCCATAGGGTCTACATCTTCAGCAAATGTTCTTATGTTTGAATTATCTGTATAGGGGTTCATTAACTTACGATATCACTAATTACATCTTTAAAAATAGTGTGTACTTCTTTACCTTTAATTAAAGATTTTAAACTATACAAACCACCTTTGAGATAACTAGCTTTTTTAAGATAAGATGCTGCATTTCCTCCAGCTTGGCCAGCCATCATTAAAATAACTATAGCATAAAGTATTTTAGCTATTTGATCTTGTTTTTTAGGGTCTTTAGTAAATAAGCTAACTACTCTTCTAATGGGAGCTTGGAATGCTTTTTCATTATCGTGGGTCCACTTATAAATTTTTTCAGCTGCTTCTTTACCAGTACCCCAGTCATGTTTTGTAGCTTGATTTTTAACAAATTTAGAAAGCATATTTGCTACAGTATTTGATAAAAGGATATATCCAATTATTCCTACTACACCAGCAACTTCATTTAATTCTTCTTCTTTACCTTCTAATTCGTCTTCAATAGCGTTTGCTAATTGATCTCCTAAAGCATTAAATTCAGCATCAAATGCTTTTTCTTCGGGTCCATTATCTTCTACTTCCTCTTGAAGTAAAGGATTATTGTAAATGTATGCTTTATAATCGAAATCACCCATTACCAAAAAGTATTCATTTTAGGGCCTAAACCTAACATTGGAGCGTATCTAGGAAGATTACAACTCCAATATGAGGCTTTCATTCTATCTTTTTTATTGGGACAATCATGTCTTTTAGAAAAAGCATTTCTCGCTTTAGGGTTTCTAATTTTAGCTTTTAAACCACCAGAACCAAAACGTATTGTTTTAATATTTTTAGTTTTAGGATCTCTAACGTAAACTTTATAAGCCTTACCTCCGGAAGAAGAGCGCATTGGTTTTCCAATAGGAGGATCTTTTTTCTTTTTCTTTTTATTTTCTTCTAAATCCCATTCATTTAACATAGGTAAATCAAGGGGTACTTTTTTACCTTCGTAAATCCCAAATTTACCAATGTCAGTATTTTCAATAAGAAATTTACTATTTTCATCTAAGCTAATAGTATCCCACTCAAGGAGCATTCTTGCTTCAGCAAATAATTGAAGATATTTTTTAGATCCTATTCTAAATACATTTTCTTGCAATGAAATGCCATTCTCGATGTGATAGCGAAGACCTTCGCTTATAGGCGCTTTACTCTCTAATAATGCAAGTTTAGGGGGTGTATCATCACAGGTATTACAACCGCATGAACATGATTCCTTGGGTGCTTTAAACCTTTGTATTGCTTCTTGAATGTATTGTTTAAGCATAGTTATAAATATTATATAATTTCATTATATGAAAGTTCAATATTGTTTCCTTTTAGCTTTCCATCTTTATAGAGTGTATTTTCAGGTTGAACTAAAGCTCTTAATCCTCCAGTAGCACTTCTAGTGGAATCATGACGTATTCTAAGAACGGGTTGGAGATTAAATTTCTCTACATCTTGAGTGTCTTCAATAATTTTACTCACTTTGATTCTTAAGGTATCTCCTTCTAATGAAAAATCCTTAGGAGAAAAAGTACGGTATATAACAACTGCATTGTCACTACCAAAAATAATACTATCAGTATCATCACTAGGAAGATCTGTTACAATTACTCCTGCTACTTTTTGTTGAGTTTGTTTATTAAACATAGTAAAAATTCCTTCTTTTGTTCTGCCTGCTTGATCTCTAAAAGGAATAAAAGTTAATTCTGGAGCAAATTCTCCTTTTTTTATTTTGTCAGCCAGTGTTGTTACTATTTTTTTATATCTAGTATCTGAACTTTCCCAGAATCCAGCATTATCTTTTTTAATAGATATGGCTGCTATTTTATTCTCACCCCTAAAAAAATCTATATCAGATTTAGAACCTCCTACAACTTCTAAACCTGTTCCTTTTACATTTGTAAAATTTTGGACAGGATAATTTTTATCAGGACTTATAAATAAAATATTTTTTGCCCCCTGATCTTGGAATTCTTTTATTTTTTTCTCTAAAAAGTCTTCATTTCCTACTCCCGCTGAGGCTCTTCCCTGAGCACTTTCGGGTTTAAGGAGAAAAACAACATTTTTATAAGTAATTCCTCCTATTGAGGAACCTTTAATATTAGGGTCATAATCAAACCCCTCAATACCCTCTACTTTTTCTATATAGCTATAACGATCAGCTCTTGGTACTAAAATTTTAAATCTTTTAGATGAAATTTCAGTAAATTTATCATCAGTTAAACCTAACTTTGATTTTAAAATATCTATTGCTTCTTTAGCATCAGAAGATGGAGCTTCTTTAAGTAATGCTTTTAACATCCCCTCTAACATAATCATATCCTGTTCGTTATTAATGTCAGGATATCCCTTAGGAAATTTATATGAAACTTTTTTTAAAAATTTATCTAATACGTCCATTATGAATTCTCTTTACGTTCTTGCCATTCATAAGACACTTTATCTGTATCAATAGGACCACCTGAAGCCCAAGTGTAACAAGATCTTTCGCTATGACATTTAAAGCTATGCATCCAACAATACCCAAGATAACCATCTCTTTGTACTGATCCAGGCATACACTTAAGCATTCTTTTAGATATATCAAAGGCAACACAATTTTTACATTTAGATTGTTTAGCTACATCAACAGATGTTTTCCAATGCTTTGCGGCTCTTTCCCAATATTCTTCATCATTTAAATTAAGAGGTCCATATTGAATATAATCAGCTTCAATAGCAGAATTTCTGTTTTTAGTATTTAATTCTAAATCCTGGGTTGGAAGGGGGCAGGCCATTACATCTTCATGTAGCTTACCTTCTTTTAAATATTTTCTTAAATTAAAATTATTCATCGTTTTTAACTATATCGGGTTTAGCTCCTTGTGCAGACCTAGATTTGCCTTTTTTAGGTCTAAAATCTTTTTTCTTTTTACCATCGGAACCCTTAATTTGACCTTTACATACTTTAACTGCTCTAGCCATTAAAAAAGGATTATGATCTTCACCTTCTCTTTTTCTTTTAGATATGTAATTATAACCCCTTTGACATAATTTTTCAGTAATTATATCTTCAATTAATTCTGTTAAAGAGATTTTACTCATATTATAAATCATCTACTGAATCAGGTACCGCGGGTTCTAATTCTGTTTCAGGAGTATCTTCTGTATCTTCTAAAGCACCAGCTAGACCATCATCTTCAATATCTTCTCCTTTAGGAACAACTGCATAATTATATCTTAGTAGGCGAGCTATAGCTTCTGATGCTTGTTGTTCTTCTGGGAGGGATTCTAAAAAGTATTTTTTACCTGCTACTTGAGCTATAAATATTCCTTTACCAGCACTTTCACCTTGATAAATTAAGTAAAAATCAGCTCCATTTACAAGCATAACTCTAAAAGTTGTTGGACGTGGGGCTACCCATTGTATATCTTTTACGAAGGGTTCATATTGAAAATCAAATAAATCATCCATAACCGCTTTTAATGGAGGAAATTTATTGATTACTGGGAATTTAGTTACAATATCTTCAATTTCCTTAGCATCAGCTAAAGGATTAGATTTTTCAGCATATACTACTTTTGCTAAATCCTTAATTTTTGCTATGAATTTAGATTTTTGCATTATTCTCTTAATTTCGCAATTGCTCTATCAATACGATTTAATTCAGCCCCATATCTATCTGCAATTGGTCCCCCCTCTAATTCAGCTTCTTGTTCCATATCCCTCATTAATCGTTCTCTTTCTTTATTAAGAAAACCTAATTTTTTAAGTTTAGTAAGAGATTTTCTATCTGATTTAGGAGCTGTTTTTTTAATTCTATCTATGGCTTTTTCTGCTTGTTGATCCGCTGACATAGTTGCTCTCATTTTCATAAGTACGGGATCATTCATCTTTATTTCTTCTCCTAACATAGCATCTATTTGAGGGATTTTTAATTCTCCATCCAAATAGTGCTTAGCTGAGATGAGCATTTCTTTTGATTTAATAATTTTGGATTGCCACCAATGAGGGAAATCTACTTCCATTCCGATGTTATCAAAATTATTTACCATTAAATAAAGTTCAGAAGCATATTTAGCAATTCTATAGAGATCCTTTTTAAGCATATGGGGTTCATTATCTTGGTGACCTAAGTCTAAATCTCCTTCTTTTTGGATAGCTTTAGATATTGCTTTTCTACGGTTTTTTAAGTAGTCATCTGTTTTATCTACTTTTCCGTCATTATTTATGTCAGCATCTTCTTTACCTACAGGATCTAATTTTTGTTCATCAATAGTATTTACAATTTCTTGTATTTCTTCTAAATCAAAAGCTTTTTTAAATTTTTTCACTTCTTTTTCTTTTTTTTTCATTTCACCTTTAGTAAGTTTACGCTCATTTTTGGGTGTTTGAGGTTTACCATGCTTAGCCAAATTAGTAGCTAATGCATAAGCCAATGATGTCTTTTCTTTTTTAGACATCTTATCTAATTTGGTTTTTTTCTTAGCCATTATGTTTCAGGTGCTATTTTCTTAAATTCAGTTTTAGCTGAAAATTTAGCAGAGTTAAGGATTTGATTAGCCAATTCTGTTTGGCCTGCATCTTTAGCTTTTTTAGCTAAATCAACTAAACCATCTGTGATATCATCAATAGATGCTTCACCTGTTGGTTCAAATTCAAAGCTTGTTTCGTCTTCAACATCAAATTCTTCTTCAGTTTCTTGTTCAGTAATTTCAGCTAAAATTTCATTACGAAGATATTCTTTAAATTCAGATCTTTTTATTTTACCTTCTTCCATATTTCCCATGAGTTCTCTAGTTTTTTCTAATTCAGCATTAAGCTCTTTTTGCTTAGCTATATCCTCATCAGTAGCTTCAGTCATTTTTAAAACCTCGTTTTTGAGGTATTCTTTAAATTCGGACTTTTTCATTATTTTTTCTTTTTAAAAGTTGCTTTTTTAGTATTTCTAACAAATTGTTTACCTTTTTTACTACCTCTAACTTTTTTAGCTACCGTAGCTTTTCTTTCTGCTTTAGTTAAAGATTGAGCTTTCTTTTTAGGTAAACATCTTGTTGTTGCCTTACCTTTTTTCATAGTACCACAAGGACCAGTAATATTACCTTGAGTATTAATACGCACCCAGTTTTCTTTTTTAAACCAGTCACGTAAAGACTCTTGAATAACTTCCTTTATGCGGTCTTGTGTCATTATCCTTTTTTTCTTTTACCGTCAGATCCCTTAATTTGGCCTTTACAAACCTTTACTCCCCTACCTGAAAGGTAGGCAGAGGATTTTTCACCTGCTCTTTTACGGGCCGCTATATAATTTTTACCTCTAGCACAAAGACCTTCAGTTAAGTTTTCACCAAGTTTTTTAATTTCTTGGACTTCCTTTACTATTTCTTCTTTAGTAAGCCCGGGGTTATTTTCCATTACAAATTCTATGGTTTCTTTAAGCCCACCAGGCGTAGTAAGTTTTTTACCTTCCATACTTCTATTATACCCACAACTACCTTCTTTACGTAATGTTTTTGAAAGTGTTAAACCTTTTAAGTATTTGCTGTCTGAGGGGGATAACTGTGCCCCGGGTTTGTCTTTATCTTTATCTTTTCTTCTTAAACGAGCTATTTCTTTATCTATTTTAGAAGTAGGGATTTTTTCTCCTTTTTTAACTCCTAATTTTTTTCTAATAGTCCCTTGTTTAAGTTTACCAGTTGCTTTTCCTTTTGCGGAAAATTTTTCAATAGTATCACCCTCTTTCATTACATGTTTATCTAACAGATGCTTTAAATCTATTACAAACTTAGTTTTATCATCTATTTCGATTTTTTCTTCATTTACTGGGAATGAAAGAGTAATATCATCAATGGATATTTCTTCTCCTTTATGGAGTTTATCCATCATATCCTTAGTAATTTGCAGTTTTTTAGCCATGTTAATTATAAATATGTAAAATTATTTAACTTTCAAATTTTCTAAAAATTCTAGTCCTTCTTGTAATTCCTGTTCTAATTTTTCTTTACTAAAACCACCTTTCCAACTTTCTACATCTCCCCTTTCTGTGATATAACTTTCACTACTTTCATTAAATTTTTCTTCCATAAAATTTTTATATTCTTTTTGAAGATTATTTATATGTTCATTGTGCATGTTGTTGTAATATTCTTCTGCTTTTCCTTCTTTTCTAAGTTGGGCTTCATAGTCTACAACACAATCAAAACACTTTTGATAAGCCGGGAATACTTTTTTATCAAGATGTTTTTTCATTAAAGTACCACATTCTGGACAGAATAAGGGCATATGGCCCATTTTTCTAAATTTGTCCATTTTAGTAATGTTTTGTCTAAGACCATTTTTAATAGTCCAAGTACGTCCATTTTCTTCCCATTCATCACCTTCTTTATGATGTTCATATTTTTTAGTATAACCTATCCCCTCAGTAGTACGAGCACTAGTGTTGCCCGTAACAATGTTACGAGCACGTTGTACATCTTTTTTAGAGAATTCTTTTTTTAAAACATTATCATTATTCATCGTCTAAAACCTTTTACTTGTTTTTTAGTTGCTACATCCATCATAGTTTTAAGCATTAATAATCTTTTTTCAATTAAACCCTGCATTAATTCTAAGGTTTCAATATCAAATTCATTATTAACTGCCTTTATAAAATCTTTAGTCTTCATTTTTATATGGAAATTTTTGGTTTAATTTTTTTTTACGTTTATCACAACCACAATCCTCACCTACAATTTTACCAAATAAAGATTTAATACCAGTTGCCTTAGTAAATTTTTCAACTGTATCTCCTAGTCCTTTACTTTTCATTTTTAATTGAATCTTCCCAATTTCTAAATAAGATATTACCTTGTTCATAGGCCTCACGTTCAATTTTATCTAAAGCACTATCGGCATTAGTATTTGTAGTTTGACTATGATCTAAAGTATTATTTAAGTTTTGGTGGTGGTGAATTAATTCATGAGCATATGATCTTAAAATATCTTTAGGATGTCTACCCATAGTATATAAAGCTATTAATTGTTGATTAGGATCATAATAAGCAGTTCTGCCTAAAATGTTTTCAGCATTTTCTTTATTATCATCAATAAATTTTAATTTAGGATAAGGTTTTAAATTTAAACCATTACTACCCATGTATTGAGTTAATGATAAAATAGAAGGCATTAAATCCTCTTTTAAAGGTTTATAACCTGATCCATAAGGTGCTGATTTTTGATTATGATTAGGGGCTACATTTTCTGTTATGTCTCTATAATTTGTAGCAGGAGCGAAAGACTGCATCTTTTTTTTAGCTGCCTCCTTAGTTTTAAAAGGACCAAATGTTTGTCTAATACCCTGACCTAAAGCATCGTCTTGGTCATAATAAAATTTACCTCCCTTTTTATAAATTGCTCTATATCTAGTACCTACATTCCCTTTAGCAAACCCACCCTTAATTTCATTGGCCTTCTTTTTTTTCTTTTGGGCCTGCAAGCGTTTAGTCTTAGCTTTAGAAGCTTCTTTACGTTTTTTAATATAGTTAAAAGCCGTTTGTAAACGTTTTTTCTTTTTAGGATCCTTAGTTCTACTTAATGCTGCCCTTACTCTCTGATGTATTAGATTAATTACTTGGGATTGGCGAGCATGTGATTTATTTTTAAATGAGGTTTTAGATAGAGTATCAACTATATCTTGTCTCGTAGAAAACTTTACTTTTACAGTATCAGTAGGATCCTCATCTGTGTATAAACGTCTACCACTACCTTTAGGTTTTTTACCTGTACCTTTTTTAGGGTCGGCTTCAGTAAGTTTAAATAGTTTAGCATCTTCGTCACTTAAAGGACCTATTTTAGATACAGGACTACCAAAATGCCAATCTTTAATAATTCTACTTGAATCAATTTCAAAATCCACTACATGGTATCCCATAGTAGGTTCTTTACTATATTCCCAAGCTAAAGGTTTGGTTTGATATTCAGGTTTATTTTTAGTAAAATTAGGATAAGCATCTCCCCAAGTAGCAGGAACCCATTTATTATCTTTAGGAATAAGTAAAACTATTTTACCATCTTGGGTTTTAGATACAGCTATTTTTTTAAAGCCCTTTCCCATTAAAAATTGAACTGAGTTGGCTTCTTTTTCAAATTTAGGATCTATAAACATAGATTGTTGTTTCCAACCATGTAGACCTGCATCTTTGCCTCCTGTGTTGGCATGATATGATTTAATTCTTCTAAGTTGGCTAGTAGAATTTTTTCTGACATATTTAGATCCTTGGCTAGTTTCAAAATAAGTAAAATCTTTAAGATCTACATTTTCATCTATTTGGGCTGCAGGTAAATTCTTTTTAGCATAAGCTAAATATATTTTTTTTATTTTAGCCTCTTCATCAGGGGTTAATTCATCTACTCTTTCATCCAAGAAATTTTGTAATGCTTGGCTAAAGGATATTTTTCTAGTTTTAGCATTTTTATAAATGCCCTGAACAAAAGCAGGGATTTCATAATCTAAAGTAAGATAATCTACTAATGGTAAATCCTCTTGATCTACATCACCCGGATAAGCGTCCTTACTAAATCTATATTGTGCTACATGTTCTAATTCATGTCTTATAGCATCCTTAAGTTCAGGAATTAATTCACTATAAGCATCTGGGAATTGTGGTTGTTGATAATCTATTTGAATAGCTATTCCATCCTCATCCCCAGCAGCATTTATTATAAAAGGATTAGGACCTAATGTTTCAAAATCATTAGGAACTAAATAAACCTCTAAATCATAAGGTTCGCCTTTTAATTCACCGGCATCTTCAAAGTTGTTTTCTACTTTTTCTCCTAATGTGTCTTTAAAATAATTGATTATCATACGAGATATCATTGTTACCTCAGCATCATATGTCCCCTCATCAAGTGGTAAAACTTGATTTGAAGTCATAAAATTCTTTTTACGCATAATAGTTTTAGCGATAGCTTTATTAGCTCGCTTCATAAAAGGAATATTAAGATTACTCTCAGTATCCTTAACTACTACGTCTTTATATTTTCTAAGGAATTCAATAAATGCTTCTTTTTCATCAGCTAATTTATCAAAAAATTCTTCTAATTCTTCAATTGAAATGTCTGGAAAGTTTCTAGGGTCATTAAGGCGATCAAAGAAATGATTACCTGAAAGGTCTACATCTATAGGAGCTAGTTTTCTATCAGCCATATCATCTACAAATTCTACATCACCTTGGGATATAAAATCGGAATTAAATGATATACGTTCTGCAACTATATCTTTAAGCATATCCCAAATTTCATCTACTTCGGGAATGTCTGGAAGGTATTGAATGAATGCCTCTTTATCTTGGGCTAGTAATGCTTTTCTAGCCTTGGTACCACTTACCGCTCCACCTGTTACAATTTGTTTAACTTTTACATTTTGATAAGGAAGTTTACGAAGTGAGCGAGTACGCTTTTCTATATCTTGAAAATCTTCCTCATTTCCCTCTCGAGCTCCTACAAAAAAATAAATAATTTCATCAGGATTTTTTCTAGCATAAGAATAAATAGCACCAATAGGGGGTTTATCCTTGGGAGAAGCCATTATTGTTACCTTACTAGGAAGGTATTTTTTATACATGTTCCAAATAGCAAGTGATTCTTCTTGACTTATAGAATCTCTTGTTCCACTTCCTACTAAAATAATTAATTCATCTAGCTCAGGATTTTCTTTTAAAGCAAGCTTTACTACTTCTAAATGGCCTGCTGTAGGGGGTTTAAACCCACCACCAAACATACCAACTATTTTTCGGTTAGTAGATTCATTCACGTCTATAAGGCCCTCTAATAGTGATTTAACTAAATCATTCATGCTAAAAAGGATTTTAATTTAGATTGTGCTTCTTCTCTAGATACCGAATTATTTACTACATTTTGTATAAACTTATCGTTTAACATAGTTTTTATTTCTTCGGCATCTTTAGCTTTACGAGCATCTGAACTGGCTTGTTGTTTAGGTGTTTTAGGTTTAGTTCCTTTAGGTTTAAAAGGATCAAGATATATTTTCATTATATCTTCTAAATCCGAAATTTTTTGATCTTCTAAAGTGTTAGCCACAGAAACAAAATTAGACCCAAATAAATTTTTATATGGTTCATAATTTTGAGTTACATCTTTCCAGGTTTTCATTACAATACCCGGGGCTAAACTTCTATCTTTACCACCTGATTTTTCGTAACGATCTTGGTTTTGTTTTAAGGAACGTTCTAAATCAGTATAGACATATAACATAAATACTTCATATCCTGCTTCTTCTAATTGATCTTTTAGTTTAGAAGTTTGATTAAATGAAGCCCCGGTACCATCTAATATAAATGATTCTTTATTACCTATAGTAGAATCTAAATTAGCTTTAAATTCTTTATTAGCAGCAGCCATAGCCTTAGCTTGATTACTTCTTTCTTCAGGAGTAGCATTTTTTAGGTCTAATGTTATATTAGCCTTTTTTAACATAGGAACATAGATATCATCTACGTTTAATGTTTTTAATCCTCCTAAATCTAAACCTCTTAAAGTATATCCTTTCCCAGCTCCAGGAGCACCTGCTAATATAACAGCTTTGGATTTACTTTGTATTTCCTTTAAAATATCGTATAGTTTCACAGTAAAGTATTTGTTATAAATATTACAAATCTCTTTTAGCTGTGGTTCTGAATTCGGTGAAAGCAGGTTTGTGGTTTGGGTTTTCTAAGTCAAATAAAGTGCGGACTGCTCTATAGATATCTAGGTTTTCTTCTATCGTTCTAGGTGATTCATATACTTCCCATCCTTTACCTTGCATTTTGCCCTTTTTAGAACCTCGTTTAGAAGATTTTAACCATAAAACACCAGTACGATCTACTTTTTTACCAAAACATTCCTCAAAACATTTAGCATACATAGCAGTTTGTAAATCATAGGTAGTTTGAAGGTGGTTTGAAGTTTTAAAATCAATTACCCATAATTCACCATTAATTTCACAAATCATATCACAAGTACCTGCTACTTTTAAATCATCCGAAAATAAATGGACTTCAGCTTCAATTAAAGTAGGTTTATATTCTTCCCAAAAATCAACAAAACGTAAAAACATTTGCCAAACATTAGGAGCATACATAGGACGTCCATGTTCTAAAAATTTTAACTCCTCACCATTAAGGTATGCCTCAATCATTTCATGTACCTGAGTACCTTCTTCGGATGCTTTTTTAACAATATAATCCGCCGAATATCCTACTTTTTTAAGCCAATCCTCAAAGAATTTACCTTTAGGGTAATGACTAAGTACGTAAGTTACTGAGGGGTAATATTCACCATTACGTTGGTAATATCTTCCATCAGGAAGTGTAATTTGTTTATGGTCATCTGATATTTCTAATATTCGACCATAATGTTTTTTAATTTGTGTCATAGGGCTAATTTTCTAGCCAAAAGCCCAGATAAGGTTAGGGGAGTAGACTTTTGTATAAGTTCGGTGAAACGATTGAATCCCAACTCACTAGGGTCTTTATCGTCCATTTCTAATAAGTGGACCTCTTTACCCTCATTCATAAATCGTTCACAAAATTTGAGCGATGACTTAAGCGCATCACTATCTAGTGCTATATAAATTTTTTCAACCTTAGAAGAAACAATTTTCTTCATTAAGTTAGTTTGTATATTTTTTCCTAAAAGTGGGATAGCATTTCGTTTGATGGCTATGGCATCAAATGGTCCTTCGCATAATACTAACGGGCTATTCCAATTTATAAACATTTCAAACGGTACAATATCGCGAGATACTGATGGGTTTTTATATTTTCTATATGGTTCTTTCTCAAAACTACGAGCGGTAAAATAATTTAAATTACCATTAACATCATAAGAAGGAATAATAACCATATTTTGATATTCTCCATCTTCACAATATCCCATATGATATTTAATCATATCTTCTCTAGTAACACC